CTAACTTAGACCAAGCCGTGAAGAACGCGAAGAAGTATTTACGTCCTTTACCCTGGGGTGAAGTATCGGGCATACACTATAGGAAGTTTAGACACAAATTCTACGAAAGTCGCAACCACTATCGTGATGAGTTCAATGCCTCTACGGGCAAGGTTGGTCTAAGTCGTGACTATCTAATACCCGAACTGCAACAGCTTGTAGATAGTGGTCACGTGTTTATGGACAACGAACTGCACAACAACATCGTGGATATGCTGAACAAACGCAAGGCATACCAAGAGGACAAGCAGAAAGATATTCGTTGCTCGTTTGTGTATGGCTACATGAAATGGAACACAGAAAACTATGTTGTAGTGGATATAGAAAAAACATTATCTAAGTCATTATGGCAGACCTTGGAGTCAACGACCTATACTGCGGACACTCTTCCTGAAAATATCAAAGGTAGGGTAATGGCTCTTAACGTGTTAGACGATGATATGTTTGTTGATGATGTGGGCTACAAGATTGGGGACAATATGTTCTATGTCTTACCATAACACACAGGAAAAATGGAGAAAAGAAGTTGCTATGTCTTACCATAAAAAATACCATAACACACAGGATTACACGTTATACCAAGTTAAGATAGACGCTGATACAAAAAGAGTTCATGTGTCATGTTTAGGTATGTATTGTGTTGACAGCAAATTAAAAGAGTGGTATGAGTGTGTAGACGATTTACCTAAATGGGTTCAAGAGAAGTTAGCAGTGCTGATGATGCTTGAACCCGAACTGGATTATAAATCAGATATAGGATACAGAGCAAGCGATAGCGAGTTCTACATTAAATTAAAAGAAGGCAGTTAGTCAACCCGACTAACTGATGGGGGTGGGGTGACTCACCCTCAGAAACCAGTGACACCAGTTTTTGAAAGGATATGATATGAAGAGAAAGTTTACGAAACAAATAAAAGAAGATGGAGTGACAGTAAAGTTACCGATGGACACAGAGTGGCACATGATAGATTATGATGAGAGTGATGATGACTTCATAGTAACGTGTACAGACGCAGACGCTATCAATACTGGCGAGATTGTAGGTAGATACTCTACGTTCTTTGATGCGTGGATGGATGCAAAGTTTTTTGATAAGGATAGTACACGATGATGGTGATGACCCCAGAGGCAAAGGTGAAAAAGAAAGTAACCGAACAGCTTAAGAAGTTAGGAGCGTATTACTTCTACCCTGTAACAGGTGGGTATGGACGTAGCGGAGTGCCTGATATAGTTGGTTGCCACAGAGGTAACTTCTTTGCGTTTGAATGTAAGGCTGGGAAAAACAAGCCTACAGCATTACAGGATAAGAACTTATCAGACATCAATGTAGCAGGGGGCATAGCCTGTGTGGTTAACGAAGAGAACATGATGGATATAGAGAACATACTAAAAGGTATAGACCCCAAACCCGAACAAATAGAAATGGACTTCCCAGTTCAATACGAATAATCTACCAAGTTTTTTAATATTTTTGTCTTGGTAGGACGTAAGCAGTGAGAGCGTTGAGGACACACATGTAAGCATATCAATCGAAATCCACTGCAATGAAGGCAGGTTTATCATATATCCTTCCCTGTAACTTCATCATGGTAGTGCATGTAAAAACTTAGACCCCCCTCACAGAAGGGGGGCAACCAAAGAGAAAGAGAGAGACATGAAAACAACTTACTATGTATTGCATTTACTATTGATTCCAGACATTACAGATCACCACATAAAAATGGGCAGGGTTCACTTTCACGATCACGAAACGTGCATGTACGTAGCACAGAGCCTAAAACAAGTGCGCGACCCGATAATTGGAAAAGCAAACTGTGTAGAGGTAGACAACTTTATAACAGAAGTTAGAATACCATTACCAAAACCAGAGTTTATGAAATGACAGATGATTTTAACGATAAGTTTAAACTAAAGCCGATTGCCAAGGATGAAAAACTACGGCAAATACGTTACCTCAAACCAGAGACAATTAAGAAGTACAAAGCCATGATAAGACGTGACATTGCGAAGGGTCTCATTCAACCCGACCAGTTTAACAATAAGGGTAAGAAGAAGTGAGATTACAAAAGGCACGTGAGAATGCCAAGTTACATAGAGATTTTTTAACCAAGCAAATAAGAGAAGAGGAGAAAACAAAATGCGTAAAAGTGTTAAGAAAGAAAAAGTATGGAAATACTTACTCAAGAATAGACTTGCAACGCCTAAAGAAGTAGCGAAGGCGTGTAAAGTATCGTATGGCTATGCCTTAAATATAATAAACCAGTCAGGCACACCAAAAGAAGTTATCATAGCAGAGTCTAAACCTCCTGTCCGCTGTCAGCTACTTAGTGAAGCATCGAGCCTTACAGCAACAGATCGTAACAAAGACTATGGTGATGCTGTGGACAACCACGAACATATTGCCCGCATATATAATGCTATCACAGGACAACGTCTTACAGCGAGAGACATAACTTTGGTACACCAGGCAACGAAGTTAGCGCGACGACAAACGAGTCCGTTGAAAAAAGATCATTACGTAGATAACATGGCGTACGTTGGTATTGAATACGAATGTGCTGTAAAGGAGAAGAACAGTGGACTTAATCACTCTTGATTTTGAAACGTACTACAACAAAGAATATTCTTTAAAGAAACTGACGACAGAAGAATACGTGCGTGACCCTAGATTTGAAGTGCTTGGGGTCGCTGTTAAGGTCAACAACAGAGAAACGGAGTGGGCAAGTGGAACACATGAAGAACTATCAAACTATTTACAAACCTTCAACTGGCAGAACTCTATGGCTCTTGCTCACAATACCCTTTTTGATGGTGCTATTCTTAATTGGTCTTTTGGTATTAATCCTCGCGTTTATTCCGATACTATGTGTATTGCCCGTGCTTTACATGGGGTTGAAGATAGTGCAAGTCTCAAAGCATTGGCTGACCGATACGGTATTGGAGTTAAAGGTGATGAGACAACAAACACGGTCGGAAAGAGAAGGGAGACGTTTTCGGAAGCTGAATTAGAAAGGTTAGGTGACTATGCTGTAAACGATGTAGATTTGACCTACAAGTTATTTACGATTATGGCAAAAGGGTTTCCAAAGAAAGAACTTAAGCTCATTGACATATCACTACGTATGTTTATAGAGCCTATTTTGGATCTGGATCTAGATTTATTAGAAGATCATCTCAGCAAAACACGTCAACGTAAAGAGGAGTTACTTATGGACGCTCGTGTGTCTAAAGAAGATTTGATGAGTAACGACAAGTTTGCAAAGCTGCTCGCTGCGTATAACGTTTCACCTCCTAAGAAGTTAAGCCCCACCACTGGTAAGCAAACATGGGCCTTCGCTAAGTCGGACGAGGGGTTCAAACGCCTGTTAACACATCAAGACGAGAGAGTCCAATCACTTGTTGCAGCCAGGTTGGGTAATAAAAGCACACTTGAAGAAACAAGGACACAAAGATTTATCGATATAGCGAAACGTGGCTTATTACCTGTACCTGTTCGATATTACGCGGCTCATACAGGACGTTGGGGCGGTGACGATAAGATAAATTTACAGAACTTACCGAGCCGTGGCGCTAACGCGAACACGTTGAAATGTGGCATAATTGCACCACAAGGCTACTCTATCATAGACGCAGACTCAGCACAAATCGAAGCGAGGGTGTTGGCATGGCTTGCCGAACAAGACGATTTGACCCAAGCGTTCACTGATGGTGAAGATGTCTACAAAAAAATGGCATCAAAGATATATGGTGTAGCAGAGAGCGAAATTACAAAAGACCAAAGATTTGTTGGTAAGACTACGATCTTAGGCGCAGGATATGGTATGGGGGCGCAGAAGTTCCAAGACCAGCTCAATACGTTTGGTTTTGACATGGAGTTACATGAAGCACGACGTGTCATAAAGGTATACAGAGAAACGAACTCAGACATAAAAGACTTATGGGCTAACGCTCAACTTTTCTTAAAAGATGGGGATACCTTTGGTAAACAGGGTGTCTTAGGCACGGAAGAGTGGGATATAATATTGCCTTCTGGTTTGCGTCTACGTTATGACGACTTACAGTTCACTGTTGATGATGGTAAGTATGACTTTGATTACAAAACACGACGTGGTCGCGTACGTATATATGGTGGTAAGGTAATAGAGAACGTATGCCAAGCGATAGCTCGTTGCATTATTGGCGAACAAATGCTACAAATAGCAAAGAGGTACAGAGTTGTCTTGACAGTGCATGACAGTATAGCGTGTTGTGTCAAAGATGAAGAGGTGGACGAAGCACAACAATACATCGAAGAATGTATGCGTCAGCCACCAGAATGGGCAGAGGGTCTACCGATAGATTGCGAATCGGGTAAAGGCAAATCTTATGGAGAATGTGGTTGAGTATAGCACCGTGGTCGTATAGTAGAATGAAGGCGTTTGAACAATGCCCCAAGCAGTTCTACCATATGAAAATAGCAAAAGACTACAAAGAGCCATACACAGAGGCGATGCGTTACGGCACAGAGTTACATGCTGTGGCAGAGGATTTTATAAGTGATGGCACACCAATACCAGAGAAGTTTGCTTTCCTAAAAGGTCCACTGGAAGCACTTGGACGTAAGCAGGGTAAGAAGTTTACAGAGATGCGTATGGGATTGACCGTAGGGCTTGAGCCTTGTGGGTTCAAAGACAAGAACGTGTGGTGGCGTGGTATCGCGGACTTGGTAATAGTTGACGACACAAAAGCATGGGTGGTAGACTATAAAACTGGACGGAACGCAGAATATGCGGACAAAGGACAGTTGGAGCTTATGGCGATGGCTACATTTAAACATTTTCCTACCATAAAACAAGTCAATGCGGCTTTAATGTTTGTCATTGCTAACAAATTTATAAAAGCAAAATACACGATAGATATGTTGACAGACCTGTGGGATAAGTGGTTAGCTAGTTATAACCGTATGCAGGTCGCGCACGATAACGACATTTGGAACGCACGACCTAGTGGGTTATGCCGTAGACACTGCGCGGTCATAGAATGTGTATATAATGGGAGTAATTGATGCCATACACTAAATCACCCAGACCCTACAAGAAAGAATATAAAAAGCAGAAGGAGCGTGGAGAGCATCCAGATAGAATGGAGCGTCAACGTGCCAGAAGAGCGTACGACAAGAAGGGCATCAGTCGTAAGGGTAAAGATGTATCACACAATAAGATGTTAAGTAAAGGTGGTTCAAACAAAGACGGCACAAGGTTAGAAAGTCCCTCAAAGAACAGGGCAAGAAACGGACAGAAGAAGAAAAAGAAATGACGAAAGACCCCAAAACAGGAACAGGTAAAAAACCAAAAGGAACAGGAAGGAGGCTTTACACAGATGAAAACCCCAAAGATACAGTCCCTATTAAATTTGCCACTGTGGCAGATGCCCAAGCAACTGCTCGTAAGGTTAAACGCATTAATAAGCCATATGCTAGGAAGATTCAAATCCTTACTGTGGTGGAGCAAAGAGCCAAAGTTGCAGGAAAGCCAAGACAAGCCGCGATCGCAAAAAGAGCCAAGCAAGAACTCAGAGCCAAACACGAAGCGAAAAAGGGGGCGACCAAGAAAAAATGACTAGACAGATACAAAACAAACTAAAGAAAGTAGCCAAGGGTTTGAGTAAAGCGTCAAAGACCCATGCGAAACAAGCAAAGACTATAAAGTCTGTGCTAACCAAAACTAAAAATAAAAATAAAAAATAAATAAAAATGAGAAAGAGAAATGCAAATAATAGACAACAAGGCTTTACTGTTACGGTTACGTGACCCTAATAAAGTTATAAATGCTATACCTAAGAGTCAAAAGGTAGGGGATAACGAAGTTATAGTTAATTGGGGTCTTGAAGAAGCACAGAGCCTGAATCAGCTAGGTATAAAATCACCATCACCCATAGAAGCAAAATACACATGGACAGGAAGATACCAACCATTTGACCACCAAGTTTCGACAGCATCATTCCTTACTATAAACCAAAGAGGATTTTGTTTCAACGAACAAGGCACGGGTAAGACCGCAAGTGCTATATGGGCATCAGACTTTCTTATGAAGCAAGGTGTTATAAATAGGGTGCTTGTAGTATGCCCGCTCTCGATTATGGATAGCGCATGGCGTGATGACTTGTTTACATTTGCTACGCACCGCACAGTTTCTGTAGCACATGGGTCAGCAGATAAACGTAAGAAGATAATACAAGAGGGGTCGGATTATGTAGTTATAAACTATGACGGTATCGGTATTGTACTGGACGACCTTAAAAAAGGTGGGTTTGATTTAATTATTGTGGACGAAGCCACACACTATAAGAATGTTCAAACGAGGCGCTGGAAGTTACTACGTCAGCTAATACATGATAACACGTGGCTGTGGATGATGACAGGCACACCAGCCGCGCAAAATCCTACAGACGCATACGGTCTGGCAAAACTCGTTAGTCCAAACAGAGTACCAAGATTTTTTGGTGCGTTTAAAGATATGGTCATGTTCAAAGTATCTCAGTTTACATGGAAGATACGGGCAGACGCTACAGACATAGTGTTTAGGGCATTGCAACCTGCCATACGTTTTACTAAAGACGAGTGCCTAGATCTACCCCCTATGGTATACACGAAGAGACAGGTGGAGCTTACCGCCCAACAGAAGAAATACTACAAAGAACTGAAGACAAAGCTTGTGTTAGACATTACAGGCGAGCAAGTGACCGCTATAAACGCGGCTGTAACTCTTAACAAGCTACTGCAAATATCAGCAGGGGCAATCTACACAGACGAAGGTGACGTGTTAGAGTTTGATATAAAGAACAGATACAAAGTGCTACGAGAGGTAATCGATGAGTCAAGCCAGAAAGTTCTTGTGTTTGTACCATTTACACATGCAATAGATATACTAACAGCCAAACTTAGATCAGAGAGAATAACTACAGAGGTCATACGAGGCGATGTCCCTGCGTATAAACGCACACAGATATTTAAGAAGTTTCAAGAAGAGACTGAC